TGTTTCCGTAATTGTTGGTGTTGGAGTAATCGTTTCCGTTGGTGTTGGACTTGGGTCAATACAATTGTAGTCCATATCCATAGTGAGGTTATATGTTCCCGCAGAATATGTAATAATTGGACTATTTGTTTTACGACAAGTTGCCGAATCAACAACATAACCATTACTATCTGTCAAATTGACATTTATACCTAAATTAGATGTGAGGAAACTTGATACAAACTCACCATTAGTTCCACCACTTAACACATACTTCATATTTTGACCTCCCCAGAATGAATTACCGATAACATTAACTCCTCTTGTTAAAGTATAGTAGTCATTTGTGTTTGTAGTTTTACCCGTGTAATTGACATCAAATACGGCACTTGTTGATAAATCTACCACATAATCCCACTTGGTTCTCAAATAGTTCATAACTTGTGAAAACTCATTAGTAGTCAATTTACGATTATACACCAAGAACTCATATACCTCTGAATTAGTTGCTATAAGAGCAGTTGGAGTTCCCGCATAATTGTAACCACCAATACCCATACCACTAATAGTTTTACCACTATAAGAGGTAGTCATAGGATATGTTGATGTTAAATTAGCAGAACTACCACTAATAATGTCCTCACCATATACTTTGGTAGGCCCCATATCAGTATAATCTATTGAATAACCATTTAAGAAGTAATTGGAGATAGCCATAGTATCTGGTGTAAAATTACCTGGACTACCATAAGTTATGCTATAACCCGCAGTTGCTCCCGTTTGTATGCTATCTTGTAGAGATGAATACTGACGAAGAAGTATTTGTTGATTAGTAAAAGTGTTGGTTGAACCAAACTTGTATAAGTAAAAGGGACAATCACCAATAGTTCCCGATGCTGATTTATTACCAGTATTTTTCTGAACCTTGAAAATTGTATAACCACTCGTAGCGTTGAAAGATTGTGATGAATCTTGTTGAGTTAAAAGGCTTCTGTTTGCCGCAGTTGATGAGGATAAGAATAGGACAGCATTACTACTACCCGTTCCTCCCGTTGTAATGTATTGTGGTCGTCTTGTTGTGGTTGTAGCGGTCAATACCAAAGGTGTTGAACCCTTACTCGTCCAACTCTCAACCAAATTACCACTTAAAGATAATGTTGAAGTATCATCAGCATCAAACCATAGTTGTAGTCCCGTAATACCACTTGGACTAAACACGGGTATTGGTGTTGCCGACGGAGTAGGGGTCATCGTCGGGGTTACGCTCGGTGTAGGCGTGGGAGTTACACTCACAGATGGTGTTGAACCCGTCTGTAATGGAGCACCCAACCAACCAAAGGCAGGCTTTAATTTCTCGGGGTCATACTCCCAAGATTTGTTAAACTTATTGAAAAGTTGTTGTTGTCTTTCCTCTAAACTAAGAGGAGTTTCTTCTTCTTTTTTTGCTCCAACAACTCTATAATTTTTGTAATTTCCAAGATGTCCCCATCCAATTCCTTTTCCCATATTCTTAAATATAAAAAAAGGGGGATTTCTCCCCCTTTTATGGTTTTATTTCTATTATCCAACGATTGATATTCCAGACACAACATTTGGTAATGTATCGTCAAGCAACATCATAGGTGATTTTGAGTAGAAAGTTAGGGTGATGGAGTATTGGTTAGAATCTCCCATCGCCGCACCACTTGCTCCACTACCTGCCGAAAGATATCCTCCGCCAAGTTCTAAACCGAGAGCATAAATGTCTCCGTTCATAGTTTCCGCAAATGCGGTCAGACCTCTATTTTGAGATAACAACTTAATTTGGTTTCTAATCTCAGTATCCATTTTAAGGAATACCAATACTAAATCTTGTTGATAAAATAGAGTGCCCGCTTCTAGTGAATTGTTAATAGTTTCAGTCAAAGAAGAACCTGCGTTCTTAGATAACTCAAAACCATACAGCGTTCCGCTACCAGAGATGGTAGCAATTTCACCAGATACTTCTGTTGAGCCCGTAATAGTTCCGCCTAAGTAAACCTTAGTTAAACCTCCAACTGCCGCTAAACATTGAAGGGAATATGCTGAACTAACGAGACAAGATGAATAGTCACTCATAATTGTAATTTATTAGATTTAGTTTATTAGTTTAAGTTGTTAGATACGAAGTTCGCAGGGAATGCGATGTTAGACGCAAGGTTGAATTGAGCTTGTGCTCTAACCTCGTTGTTGTCTCTTGAATACCACATATCCAATCTTTCAGTGTCGTCCAAAAGACCTACACCGATAACCATTTGAGATGATTTACCACAAGTGATTCTGTTAGTGCCAGCAAGACCTGGAACACCTACAACTCTGATTTTTGTTGCTGGGTGGAAAGTGATAAACTCTTGACCTGCGTTCTCTGGTGAGAAGTGGAAGTAGTTAGCCGTTCTCAAGTTTACAACATAAGAGTTGTAGTTTGACATAGACATAAATACGATTAGGTCGTCATCCTCACGAATTGCGTCTGGTAATGCTGCGATAACCTCGTCAACACAAGTCAACATAGTTGAGCTTGATGGAGTTGTAGCAGATACAACCAAGTTTACACCAGTTGTACCAGAAGAGATTGTGTAGTAGAAACCATCAAATCCGTCAGTTGCGTTAGTTGCCGTCCAAACCTTGTCCTCTACGAACTTTTGGATTTCTTTAACCTTCAATTCTGCGATTTGCTGCTCAAATGGTAACTCAGCGTTAGACGCAGGGTTGTTTAAGAACATACCAGCCCAATAGTTTCTAAGTGCCGTAGGACACAAAGCTTCTTGGTAAAGATACAATTTTGATGCTAAGTTTCTTTGTGTGAAAGTCGTAGCAGATAAGTTAGCTGTGTTATCCCAACCGCAACCACCAGTTCCGATGTTAATAGTAGAGCTCAACAAGTTAATTGACTGAGTTCCTTTTACGCCTGGTTGAATATAACATAGTTCAAGGGTTTTAGCCTTAACGATTGACTCAGATAACAATAGTCCGCCAACTTGGTCGGTATATGTTCCAATCTGAGTTAAGTCAAATGAAAAGTTATGTTTTTTCATAATTTTTTTATTCTAATTTTTGTTGTTTATTTAATTTTTATTTTGTTGTTTTTTAATTGAGATAATGCTTCCAATTTTGAGAACTTCATTGTCTCCATTTCTTCAACATATCCTTTTCTGTCATACACTTTTGTAGTCGCTGGTTCTGCTGAAAACTTACTGAACTTTTCCTTTAAGGTTTCGTTCTCTTTTTTCAACTCAGCCAAGTCATTTTTAATTGACTCAAACGCTTCCAAAATTGTTGACATCATCTCAGAAGCTAAATCTGATGAGTCACCCTCAACATTGCTTCTTTCAACGATAATTCCGTCTTTGGTAATGAAACGGATTTTAACCTCATTACCTTCGGTGTCTTTTAATGTTACTTGATGTTCGCCATCGGGTGCTGGTGTCATACTTCCGTCTTCTCCAACTACCTCAACTTTTTCTCCGACATCAAATGTTGGTGATTCTAATTTAACTCCTTCTGGTGTCATCGCTTCGGTCATTTCAACCTTTGATGCCTCAACTACCTCTTGCTCGGGTTCAGTTGATTTCTCTTCAATTGAAGTGATGATACCATCTTTTGTTTCAATAAGAAGACCTCCGTCTGTTTCGTGTAACCCGTCTGGTGCTGGTTGTCTACCCTCTTCTGTTTTTACAAAGAGTTCGTCTCCAACCTTCATCTCGTCTGAGTCATTTTCCACAATAGTTCCGTCAAGTAGAGTAGCCTCTGACATCTTATTTTCCATCATCTTTAAGTCAGAGATTTTACCCTCTTTCATAGTGATTTTTGTTCCATCTTCTAATTCAATCATTCCGTCTGGTACTGGTATCTCACCTTCTGGTGTGATTAAGTAAACATCCGCTTCTAATTGTAATTCTTCAATTCTGAACTCAGCACCATCGGTATTTTTATACATACCGAAAGACGACTTTTGATAACCAAAGATTTCTCTAATTCTGTTGATTACTTCTTGTCTATTCATTTGATTTTGATTTATTGTTTATTTTATTGTTTTTTTTATGAAAAAAGGAGGTTCTCTGAAAACCAACCTTCAATACTAAAACCATTTAGTTTATTCTGTTTAATTCTTTTCCATATATCAGAGTTGGCAACTTTCATAGTTACTACCCAAGTTCCTTTTGGAAAACTGAAACCCATTGCCGTTGATTTATCGTATTCTGGGTCTTCAACAATCCAACTTTCCTTAACATAACTATCAGCAGGTTTATCACTATGCTCCACATTTGTTTTATTCAACAGCATTTTTTTCATAAACTGCTCTGCTAATTTTCTTGTGGTATCTTCTGAAAAGAATACATAGTATAAATCCCCTTGTTCTGCTCTGCGAATTATCATCTTATTTGGGATTACAGCAGCCCCCGTAATTTCCATCTTTTCCTCATCTATTGAGAATAATAATTTTCTATCTTTCTTTGGCGGTTTACAAGAACAACTCATCTCCTCTTTGGATTGTTTTACTGGAACACAATTAGGGACAACCTTACCATTTAGTTCTTTTGTTCCAATTGCTTCCCAACCAGGCCAGCAAGCCTCAGTTAAATCAAATCCTACTCTTTTGATGAGGTCTACTTGGTCGTAAATAACCCCTTCTTTTTCTAAATTGTCAATAACTTTTGAGACCATTTCTCGTCTGTTATTTTCATCTCTAACTTGAAGTAGAATATCTATAATACCCTCAACCATTTCTTGGTCTTCTTCTAATGATGAGAACTCCTCTTTTCTGATTTGTTCCAACTTTCTTTGAGCCCACTCAACACCTTCGGAACCACCCCATCCTAACCATGCGCTATAACCCTTGTCTTTCCAAGGCGTCCCCTTGAACTCGGGTGCTATCTCTGAGTTATTACGATGTCTCTCAAATGCTGCCATACGAGCAATTGTCTCCTCACTAATCTTTTCTCTTTTACAAAGTTGATTAGCTCTACGAAGACCAGTTAGTTCCATACCCTCAACCTCCTCACGACCATACTCCTCAATCCATTTAAGGACTTTACAAGCGTTTTCTGATGCGGCTTGGGGGTAATCATCGTAGGACTGAAACTCGTGCGTTTCACACGGCATATAACCTATTTGATTATCCCCGTATTTGTGTGTGTGATGACCCTTACAACCAATTTTTTCAGCTAATAATTCTGCTTCCTCCCTTGTAGAAAATAGAGGTATTTCGTCAATCATATCTATAACTGAGAAACCACCTACTCTTGGTTCAGGCGTGTTGCCAGCGTTTATCGTGGCAGTTGTTCTTGTGTCGTATAGGTTTCCTACTTGTTCTGAAATAAGACCCTTTCTAACAGATGATTTGTTGATGATATCACCACTCTCTCCTTTTGGTAAATAAGTTAGTTTAACCCACTTATGACGGCAGTTGTAACTACCTCTCCAATGTAGAACTGAATAACCAGTTGGGCCGACGGGGTTAAATGATGATAATGCCTCAATATCGTCTTGTGTGAATACTCTGTTAGCTCTTAACATTTCTTTACAAAATACTCTTTCAGCCTTTGGGCCGACATATTTGTATCTAATACGAGCAATATTCTCTTCCTCACCTTTTGGATTTGGATTACTTGAAACAGCAAAGGTTTCCATAGGTGTTGCGTCCTCAATTCTATACAGAACATAACCCTCCTCTTCTAACTTACCATAAGGTTCACCAAGTTCATTTATAGCAAATGCCAACTCTGACATTTTGTCCTCGTCTAATGTTTCATAAACATTTCCGTCAACAAGTTCTGTGAACGCCAACCAGTTACTCTCGTGAGCTGGTCTTTCAACCAAACTGATTGCTTCAATACCACCGAACTCTTGTAGTTCGTCAATAGTTAGTTCTACGATACGCATCTTATATGAATAAATATAATTTAAGGGGGTTTATACCACTTTACAGAACACTTCTACTCTTAGTTACCCTATCCAGAGCAACTTGTGATGAAATGTCCGTAGAAACGACATATGTTTTTATTGCTGTATTTTGAGATTGTAATGCGATTGAGTTCAATAATGAGGTCTCGGGTGATACTTGTGTTGATACACCAGTAATACCACCAGAAGCAAACTTTCTACCACCCCCAACTTGGTTTATTGCCGATAATAACGGCTTAAACATACTTGTTGAACGAGCGTTGATAATTGACTCACCATTAGAAACTCTTACGGGGATATTATCTAATCTACCCCCACCTTGTCCTACGACCATACCATCGGCAGCTGCTACCTCTGGTTTCTTTTGTTTAGAAATCTGTATTGCTCTACCCAAACCTTGTGCGATTGCTATACCCGCAGCGATGGACGCTCTTACGGGAGCATCGGGGGTAGGAATAGACAACTGAGATGCGTATGCTGATTGAGCCGCTTGATAAGTTGAGATGATGGTTTGTGCGTATGCGATTGCTTGTTGTAACTCAAAGTTATCACCCGCAAGTGCTGACAATGCGTTTAGTCCACCAGCCAATAAATCTCTTTGTGCTTGTATTTGTTGTTTCTCTAAATCTCTAACCTTTTGTTTAGCAGCATTTGTATTTTGGTCTACTACCACAACAGCATCACCATACTTCTTTTCAATCTGTAATTTTTGGTCTGCCGTTAGTTGAGTATTTGATAATTCAACCGCCTTTTGAGCTGCCAGTTTTTCCAACACTTGTTGACCTGCCGATTCAATAAGGGCTAATTGTGTCTCATAGAAACTTTCACCCAACATTGCCTCAGCCTCATAATTGTCTCTTGCCTTGTCAAGTTCGTCTTCTCTGTTTTCACCAGAGATTGCTTGTTTCTCTGAGATGTAGTTATTCAATCTATTTATCTCCTCGTTTAGAACCGACTGAGCCAACTCTAATTGAATGTCCGCAGATTGTTTTTGTTGAGCGTATAATTTATCAGCAGCAGCCTTGTCCTCAGCCTCTTTTTTCTTACGAGCATCCTCCTCAATCTTGGCGATTTTATTGAGTGAGTTTTGAGTAATTTGTTCTCTTAGTTCAGCCTTTTTTTCTTCGGTAAATCCAAGTTGATTTAATTGTTCCAACTGAGCTTGTTTTTGTATTTCAACCTCAGCCTTTGCTCTTTCTGTTTCGTCAGTAATGGATTGTAAATCTAAATCTTTCTCAAACTTAACTCTGTCCTCAGCCTTCTTTTTGAGTTCTTCTTGTTGTTTTTTTCTTTCCTCAAATGCTGCTTTTCTTTCTGCTTCAACCTCCTTTACAAGAGCCTTTTCTTGTTTGTTGAATAATCTTTGTTTTCCCGCTAATGATTCCTCAGCGTTTGCCACGGCAATAGTGGCTTGTGCCAACTGATTTCTAAGTTCAGCTGATGCCCCCTCCAATTTGATTTGTTGTCTAAGAGCCGTCTCCCTTTTACGAGCATTATCCAACTCCAACTTAGCCAACTTCTCTTCTGACTTTTTAATCTCGTCTAACGCCTTTTTTCTGTCTTTATATGGGGTATTGGCATCGGATAATAATTCCCTTGCTTTTGCCAAGTCCTTATTCTGTTGTGCTCTTAGAACTGATAAGTCCCTTTCAGCATCTTCAACATCATCAAGTGCTTTTGCGATACTTTCAGCTTGACCTGCTGCCTCCTCAAAGGCACTACCAAGACCTGGTATTTTTGATATCAAAGAAACAAGTCCATCAACACCAGCAACCAAACCATCAACTAATACCTCGGCTAATTTACCAGCAAGACCGATTAGGGGTTCTAATAAACCACCGATTTTAGCAAAGGCAAAGGATAACTTATCCATAGCCTCTTCGTTTCGTTGTAGAGCCTTATACAACCCCACAAATACCAAAGCAAGTGCTGCCAAGACCGCACCAATAGGGTTAGCAATAAGTGCCTTAAACGCAGTCCCCAATCCTTGAACTGACTGAGATACTTGACCTACGGGGCCTGGTATAGAACTTAATCTATCTCCTAATGATTGTTGTGATTTAGAGAACTCCTCACTCTTTTTTGTTGCCTCACCTAAGGCTTGTTTAGAGTTTGATAATTCTTTATTTAATGTATTCCATTTATCAGAACCAAAATCAGCATTATCCAATTCACTTTGTAATGATTGAACTGATTTATTTAATTCCTTAAAACTCGCTGCTGTTTGTTCTACAATCTGACCGCTCTCATTAACGATTTTAACCTTGTATACGAACTCTTTTTGATTAGCCATCTTTTATTCTATTATCTTAAATATAATTTTATTGACACTCTGCCCCTTCGGTAATATTACCATCACCACTAACGATTGAGACAGAACCATCACAAGCACATACACTACCAAAGAAACCTGGTAGTAATGTTGCCCCAATCGGTGCCGCATCACACATTCCACAAGGAATATATTGGTAGTTTAATGGACTTTCTAAACTCTCGTTTGTTATTTGATATTCATAACATAACGCAGGTTGATTAGGGGTTTGAGATGGGGTAGGTGTCATAGTTTTTGTAGGTGTAGGTGTGGGTGTTTTAGTTTTAGTTGGGGTAATCGTTGGTGTCTTAGTTATAGTCGGGGTCGGTGTGGGTGTTAAAGGTGTTGCTGAGTTACAAGCCGCACAATCTATAAATGACGACCCTACTGGATTATTTGATGGTATGGTTGTTTGTGAATTGACAACATAACACTCTGAAGGTAATTCACCACCACCAGGGAACGCAGATACAACTTGACCTATCACAAGAGGGAACAGAGAATAAACGATAAGTTGTTGTTGTTCTCCACACTTAGTTACGATGTAATAGAAATAATCAACTTTTGTTGAAGGTGATGGCGTTGGTGTTACTGGTAAAGGTGTTGGTGTGGGTTGATATTGTTGCTCTATTGTAACCTCGTCAATTCTTGTAGAACAACCACAAGCTGTATAAATGTTAGGGATATAACTTGTCCCCGAATAAGTTGTTCCAATTGAGATATAATCATACGATGGATTATACACCCCTTGTTGTATTTGATAACAGATACCACTCAAACTAATATAGTTACCAACAAAGTTCCAAGTCCCGTATGTTAGGTCTGTATTTGTGTGTAATGTAGGGGTGTCAATACAAGATATTAAATCAAAATATAATACTCTGTGTGGTTGATATTCCCTTGTTAGTTTAATCAGTTCAAGTTGGACTGGTTCATCAGTTGTTGGTGAATATCCATTTATTCTGTTTATACGATAATAGTTTCCATCTATCAAGATTTTTTCATCAAATCTCAACATTTTAATCTCTTCGGGATACAGATAAACATAACAATTTAGAATACGAGAATCGGGTGATATCAAGTCCAAAATGTAATCCTTATAGTAGACATCATATAAGTCCTCAAACTCAGAGAAATTGAACTCAAAGGGGTCGAAACGATGGTTTTTATTGTAGTTTGTATAGTGTGAAAAACCAGAATACGCAAATGGATATGTGATAAATCTGTTATTTACTGGAAATGCGTCAATCAAACTTGTTTCCATATACCAGTTATTCACTTGTGTAGATGCCGTAGATGCTGAGAACAACCCAACATTTCTATTTGGTAGGTTAGTTCCTCTAAAAAATACACGAGGTATTGTCTTATATGGATTGAAATATAATAATGTTTCTGATTCATTATCCTCCTCTTTTGTAACATAAAAATATGGTAGGGTAATGTTAGCCTTGGCAATGTTATTTAGAGTGTAATCTACGGGTGTTGAAAAGTTATTTGAGAACTCAATCGTTTCATCTTTATAGTCCGTGTTTAATTGTAAATCTCTATAACCAAATGAGATGTTATTTGCTACGAAAAACTGACTATTACCGAAATCTTGGTCTTGCTTGAAATTGAATACCACAGACCCGTTGATAACTGATGTCGTAGGTGTAATCTGAATAGGTTTATTTCTGTCAACACGACCACTCCAATCCAAAGTATCACCCTTACCGATATAATCTATCATAGGTTCTACAATCAACACTTTCTCGTCATCTGGTGATGGAACAACAACCAAGTTAAATAATGCGTTCACATTTTTAACAAACTCAACTTGTCTAAACTCATCGGGTGCTCCAATAGGGGGGAACTCTTTTGAGTAGTCAAAATCACCGATGATAATCTTTGGAGCTTGGTATATCTCAGCCGTTAGTTGGGTTAGAATAAATGTTCCAATACCCGTGTTTTCAATATCTATAGCATAAGAGTATGTGTCCGAACCATACCAAGTCATATCAAACCCGTAGTTACCTCCACCACCTGGCGGTATTACAAAAAATGTTGATGAATATTTTGTATCACCCGATTTCCCGTTTATACCCCCTTGTTGTATCTCGTGTAGGAACATTCTAAATGTTGTTGAGAGGTCAATAGTATCGGGTATAAGTTCTGAGTTATACCCCTCTAAGGTAACCCTCATTTTATAGACACCACTTGTTGGCAACTTAAAGACAAAATTAGAATATGAACCAGCACCCGTATTATCTTCTTGTGCGGGGTTCAACTGATATCTCTGAACCGAACCAGTATAACCAGTTCCATCTAATTCAGTCCAAGTAAAGCCCGTATTATTTACTGGATTACCCGTTTGTGTGAGGTTGTATATCATATCCTCACCTTGTAGGAAATACAGACCATCGGGGTTAAACGCTAATGGTTGATAATACCTACCAAAGTAGGCAGTTTCCATAAAGTTTGATTCAACATTATACCCCGCATCTTGGAATATTCTGTAATACAATTCTTTTATCTGAACTGACGGCTTAAAGTAATAATACTTAACGGGTGTTCCGATGTAGTCAAAGAAACCTGGTGTTAAACCATCTCTAAAATCCAATATTGGTGTGGCATCGGTATTTAAGCTCTTATCCTCGTTATACTCATAACCATAGTTAAACAAAGCCCAATATGTTTTACCATTTTGATATGGTTCAGTTGTTCCCGTTACGGGACAAATATCGGGGTCTTTTAATGAATCCAAAATTATTGTTGATGAGTTGAACGGGTGGTCTAAATCTGATAAGTCCAAGTCCCTCATAAATCTATCACCGATGTTTGCCAATAGATTACCAAACTCAGAATAAAATGTTAAATCATAAGTTACCCTTCTGTTTTCAACAACGACATTATTAAGACGGATATAACCCTCCATCAAAATATAACCATCATAAATAAGTTGAGCGTCCAATTTCCTTGCCACATCATAATCGGTATATGTTGCGTTTATGTTGTAGTAATGTTGAAAAATATTGTTGTTATTTTTAGAACCTGGAACTTGGAATTGTTGTGAGAAAGTTGAGTTTCTTTTGGTAATATCTTGTATCTCAGCAAAGGACATATTGAGTTTGATATCGTCCTCATCAAACAAGTCAATAAAGTAGGTCGTGCCCGATATAATGGTTTGTATTCCTAACATAATTTACAGAGGTGAGTTTAATTGTTCTATGGTGTTATACTCAAATGTGATATCGTATTGGAATAACTTGTTAAATCTTGACTTGTATTCCTCAACAGAGTTTGATGTGATGAATACTGGTATTAGGTATGGATAAACATATTCCTCACCAGCAGCATTTGTCTTAATCTCCATACCATCTATTACCCAAACATAAGGGGACATAAATAGGTCTGTATAAATTGGAACATCATTTTCATCAACAAACATAGATTGAGCCTCACCACGAGTGATTAGGTCTTGGTTATAGACGATATTTCTTTGTTGGTAATCTTGCCACACATAACGAGTGGAGTTTCTAATACCACTTTGAGCGAATATATCTTTCTTGGTAGATTTTGTTAAGATGTTTTTCTGACTAAATGTCAGTGTATCAACAACACCATTTCTATTTACAAACGCAAAGTGAATAGGGTCTTGTAAACACTCATCACCATATAACTCATACACCAATATCTCTGATGTTCCGTTTGTGGTATAGTTTGTTGATGTCCCACTCTTTGCTGTGTAGAACCCTACCTTATTTACATTTTCCAATTCATTAGTTCCCCATATCCATTTTGAGAAATATGTGATTTTATCATCTGGATTTGTATAAGCGAGGGGTGATGTCGTCCCCGTATATGAAAGTGCGTGAGAGGTCTTGTAATTGAGTGTAGAACCCGTTTGTTGTAACTCAACAAGGTTAGATACTTGGTTTTGGAATTGACCCAAGTTTCCGTTCATAAACGAAACAACAATAGGACAATTTCTGTGGTGTTGTCTGTGCTTGAACGACATAGATTTCTTTGAGTTGGAAATGGTAATACCACTTGTCTCAAATACCTTTTTACTTGTCCCTCTTTGTGTTAGGAAATTACTTGATGTATCATACTCATCAACAACTGGTGACATTACCAAATTAGTCAACTCAAATCTATCAACCAAATAGTTTTTATAGTTGTTGTTGATTTGACCTAATGATGTCTCACCTCCCATTTGTCTATTCCTACCATCTAATGTGCCAGGCCATACATTTATTGGGTTAGGGGATTGTCCTATGGAGACACTTGAAATACAATATGTTCCAACATAGTTCCAACCACTCGTTTCACAAGTATCACAATTCCAACTAAAATAAAATCCACACCCACTACTATTTTCCCAAACATAAAACAAGTCATTATTTGATGGTTGTGACGCTGCGACATAGTTACCCGTAGATGCTGTTGATGTTCCCGATGCTACAAATGTTCCGTTTGATTGAGTGTGTAAATAAGTGTATCCACTTGTAATACCCGTAACTGACGGACTTACTAATGAGTTGTATGTCCCCGCAGTAAAGTTTATTCTATTTGGTGTTCCACCATAAGCAGCAGCCGCAATATCAAGATATTCAACCATACCATTTTGAGGAACAAAATAACTTGATGAGATATTAAGGGTGGTTGTTCCACCACTTGTATATTGTTCTCCCAATACCAGTCTGTATGAACCGAACGATTGTATGTTCTCGTATGGTTGTGTTTCATTATAGGAATTGGATTGAGTGAAGCCACTTACCAAAGGGATTGTCCCCGTCTGTAAATCCAAAGTAACCCAATTGTCAGATGATATTTGGTAATAGTTATTGGCTTCACTCCTAATATTTGGACTGAAATAGTTTATCAAAATATTTCTCACATCAAATATACCAACACCATATGAATTAGGGGCAATCTTTAATCTGGCTACTTTATCGGAATATGTCTCAAAAGGATTAGTGTAGATATCCACGATATAACGGAAATCTGTATAACCCGTGTTAGTTGATATAATACTCCAAGTATGGTCGGAGTTTGTTGGATTTAATTGTAACGGGGATTGAATTATTGAAATCATTTTTACTGGTTAGATGCTATTTGTTGTGAGAACTCAATACCTTCCTCAAATGTGTTCTCTAAGAAGGTCTCAATACTGAGTCCAATATTGTTATAGAGTTCGTCCTCTAATTGTTGTGATAATGCCTGAACGGCTAAGTCGTAGAAATATGTTGGTTGAATACCGAACTTATAGATATTCCTTGAAATACCAAAGGCAGCACTCTTGGCTTCTTGTTCGTCCAACCCCAATCTTTTCATCGCCCATAACTGAAGGGGTTTAATTGGTGCGTAGGTTCCTGGTTGTCTTCCATCATTTACCCACCTCCAATAGTCGTTCATCAAAATAACCAACTCGTTATTGTTAGGGTCGTATTGTGATTCTATGGAATCAACCAAAGATTGTGGGTATCCATAATGAACCCCTGCCACTTTGTCAGATACACCAGCAGGACGATAACTATTACCCCTATAAGGGTATATTTTCATCCTCAGTTGTTCTCTTAATTTGTTGGCGAATAACTCACCATACAATTCCATAAAACCTTCTAAACCCTCTTCCATTAGTCAAAGTCCTTATATGGAGCAATACAACGATTTAATGGTGAATCCACCACGATTTGTAATTGTAAGTTCCAACCCACCAATAAGTCCTCATACATCTCTGAGAAGGGGATTATTTGGGTCGGAAGGTTTATGTAATAACGAGATACAAAGTTCCCTTGTTGTGCGTTTACTGAATACTTGAACTGAGCCAAGACATCCTCGGCAATCTGTAATGTATCACTCCATAAATCAACCTCAATATCGTAGTTCTTTGTGTTCTCAATATCACAGATAATCACATTAAAATTATATGTAATAAGTGCTTCCTCTCTTTGAGCTGCTTGTGGAACAAGATAAATAAGGGGATAAATCGGTGAGTTATCATCATCGTTATCTTCCTCTAATCTCTGTTGAGTTAGAAATAAAAGTTGTCTAATATCACCCACCCCAAATGAGTTGAGTTGTTTGTGTTTTCGTTGTAGTAACTTAAAGTCCTCAACGATGTTCTTAAAATTGTAATAGTTATTTGCCATTTTGTTTTAACATTTTATTATACTGGCGGTCTCTCTCCTTGTTTAGTTCTTTGATATAAGTTAAATAGTTTAACACATAGTATATCGGCATCTTTGGTATCTCATTTAATTTTGTGATGTCCTCTGACGCCAAAAAAACAAGTGTTCCATACCATCCCCAATGCTTCGCAAAAGTTTCTGGTGAATCAAACTTATCGTCTTCATAAACCTCCTCAAATAAGAGTGGGTATGAGCGTGTAATGTGGTTTCTAAAGTCCAAAAAAAAAGTAGCGCTCCTTGTAAATACTTTAAGTCAAGGTTCTTAAACAACTCTGCTCGTTGTAAAACCTCACCACTATTATATTTTACTAACTTACCATTTTCATCAACCTCTCTGTATAACATCGCCATAAATAAGTTCATATTTGCCTTACGATATAACTCATCTTTGTTTAAGAAATCGTCAATATCTATGAACTCACCAAAGGTTAAATTGTTAAGGTCAATAAACTTGTATTTTACACCATACATCTCAAACTCCTTGTAGAACCTTTCGTCAATATCCAATAGATGTGTTGATAAAAATTGTGAGGCTTCCATAATACTCAACCAATCAGCGTTTCTAACATCTCTTTCCTTCATACCAGTTGCCAAAGAAATAAGGGACACCCTAAAATCTTTATCATCTTCTATGTCTTTTAGGAGTTGTAATTTATTCCACATCTGTATTGTAGGTTTTTTAACCTCATACTCTTTGGAGTTATACTCAAT